CGCGGTTGTTTGTGTCGTCGGGCCCGAACGCCGTGAGGTCGGCATCGGTGAGCACCTTGCGCGCATAGCCGCTGTTGGTGGCCTCCGCGGTGGAACTCAGCGCCTCGATGGCGGCCACGGTATCGGCGTCCTTGATGGCGTCGTCGGTGTCGCTGGCCGCCCACGCGATGACGTAGAGCTCCGCGGTGGAGGGGTCGTTTTCGTCGACGCGCCGGTAGTACGCGACCACCTGGCCGAGCGCGATGTTGTGCACTTGGTTCGCCATGGCTCAGGCCTCCACTTGGTGCTGCGCGTGCTGCGCGGGGTCGAGCACGCACTCGAATGCGGCCGTGAGGTCGTAGTCGGTGGCCGGCTTGCCGTGAGACGCGAGCCAGGCCAGCGTCTCGGCGCGGGCGAGCTGCCCGTTGCCGCCCATCAGCATGCCCCAGGCGACCGCGCTCACGGGGATGGCATCGCCGCTGCTCTTACACCAGTAGCCGGGCCGGCGCTTCACGGTGTAGCGCAGCGGCTCGCCGTCTGTCTTCATCGACAGCGTGTCGCCGGCGAGCGTGAGCCAGCCCTCGGCCAGGCCAGCCGCCACGAGCCGCTGGCTGAAGTTCTGCTCGGGCGACTTGCCCGTGTGGACGACGCGCATGTGCGTGCACTTGCCGTCGCGAAATTGCCGTTGCAGTCTCATTGCGCCGACTCCAGTGTGTGAAAGAGGAAAAGCCCGCGGCATGGCAGCACGCCGCGGGCAAAAGGGGCTCTCGCTCGCCCCTAGGAGGAGACAACCTTCTTGCGCTTGCCGCCCGCCGGCAAAGCCGCGCTCGCCGCAGCCACCGGCTCCACCACGACGGCTGCGCCCTCGCGCACCGCGCGCTCCGCAAGCTCGAGGCTCATGTCCTCGGGAATGCGGTAGTCGCCTGTGCTGATGAGCGTGGCCTCGTTGGGGCGCCAGTTCTTGTCGGCGAAGCGAATGACCTTCATGGGGCTTGCGCCTCGCGATCAGGCGGTGGTGGTCTTGATGAACTTGATCGCGTTGTTGTTCAGCACGATGCCCCCCTCGCGCCGGCGCACGTAGAACCGCACGTGCCCGATGTTGGTGACGGCATCGCGCGTGATGCGCATGCCTACTCGGTCGGCGATCACGTAGCCGCGGCGGAAGTTGCCGTACGCGATCGGGTGCGCGTTGTTGGCGATCGTGGCCATCTGCTCCCAGATGCTGATCGGCTTGCCCAGCAGCGTGTCGGGCTGGCCGATGATCAGGCTCGGCTGCCACAGGTAGGCACCCGTGCCGGCGCCCTCGCGCAGCTTGCGCACCGTGCCGGCCGTGGTGCTGTTCATCACCCACACCGCGCCCGCTTGATACGCGCTGTTGACCTTGTATTGCAGGTCGTACAGGCGATCGGGCAGCAGCGCCAGGCCGGCATCGATGTTGGCGATGAACTCGTACACCGCCGCCGCGCGGGTGGCGGTTTCGTCGCTCACTGCCGTGGGCGCGCTGTTGAGCATGCCGGTCGGCTGGTTGGTGCCGTTGCCGGTGAGCACCGACGTGGCCTCGGCCACCGCGAACGACTCGCCCACCGACTCGGCGAGCCAGTTTTCGACGTTGAAGAACACGTCGTCGAGCGACCACTCGCTGACCTGGGGGTACGCGTAGAGCTCGCCGTGCGTGGGCGTGATCTCGCGCAGGGTCGGCGTCAAGGTGGCGGGCCGCGCCGTGACTTCACCCACCCACCCGGAGGTGGCGCCGTTGATGGCGAGCAGCTCTTTGTAGTCCGAGGTGCCGGCCCGCACCACCTTGACCAGCGAGCGTACCGGGCTGAACTTGAGCTCGTGCTTCTCGATCTCGCGGGAGATCTCTTCCGGCACGCCAAAGCCGCCGGCCGAGCCCGTGCCGATGGTGATGTCCTTGTGCTCGATGGAGGCCTTGTGGGCCACCTCTTGCATCTTGCGCTCGTGCTCGGCCGATTGGCCACGCGAACGCAGCCAGCCCATGAACGCGCCTTTGTACTCGTCCATCACCTTCTGCGCGCCGGTCTTGCCCGGGTTCATGCCCTTGGCTTCGAGCTCTTCCACGCGCTCGCGCAAGAACGCCTGCTCACGCTCGACGGCGGCCTTGAGCTCGGTCGACGCGGTGATGGCGGTGTTGATCTTGGTGAGCTGCTGGTCCAGCTCTTTGGCCCGGGATTCCTGGCCGTTTTTCAGCGCTTCGATGCGCTGGTCGTTGACCTTCTTGAACTCCTCGAAGGCGGTGGCGGTGGCGTCGATCGCGGCCTTGATCTCGACGAAGGTGGGACCGGACATGGTGCTTCTCCAATGCAAAAGGCCGCGCGTCGGCGGCCTGCGGTGGTTGATGAAAACTGAAACTCAGAAGCGCTGCAGTGCGGCAGCACCCACCTTGTCGGTGAGGCGCGCCAATGCGGCGAGCGCTTCGTTCTCTTCGTCGGCCATACCAGCATCCCACCGGGGACCGCCGGGCATCCCACCCGCGTCCGAGCCTTCGAACAAACGCGCGATCAACGATCGCGCCACACTCTTGCTGCAACCCAGCTTGCGAAAATACTGCTCGAACTCGCGCTCGGTGGGCACGTATTCGCCGTCGTCCGACAGGCGCGCGGCTTTCATGGCCTCCACTTGCGCCAGCGGGTTCATCGCCATGGAGACGATCGACACCTCGACCAGCTCCACTTGCTTGAGCACGCGCACGCCGTCGGGCCGCCAGTCGGTATCGACCGGCCGCCAACCCATTGAGAGGCCGCGGACCGCCTTCTTGCCGAGCAGGGTGCGCACGTCGCGGCCCAGCGCGGTGTCGACGATCTCGCCCTTGACGTAGAGGCCTTTGGCGTCTTCGGCCATGTCGAGCCACACACCGGGCACCTGGTCCGCCTGGTGCATCCAGAACATCATCGGCATCGTGCCGGCGGCCTTGTGGTCTTTCAGGGTGCGCGCAAACGCGCCGGGCACCACGATGTCGCCGCCGTTGTCGACGTTGCCGAACACCGAGCCGTAGCCCTCGAACTCGCGCGCGCCGAGCGCCTTGATCTCGAACTCAAAGCTCTGGTGCTGGGTCGTCATTGGCGTTCCCCGTTGGGTTGCCCGTCTGGCCGCTCGGGCCCTGCTGCCAGTAGCTGTCGCCACCATCTTCGGGCTCGATCGGGTTCATGCCCTCGCGCTCGCGCCAGTCGTTGGGGCTGATCACTCCGGCCTCGCGCTGGATGCGCAGGCCTTCTTGCCGGCTCTTGAAGTCGGCGCGCAGCGATGCGTCCATGTTGAAGCGGATCACCACGCCTTGCGCGCGGTCGTCGGCGGTGAGCAGGTCGCGCTCCATGGCGCGCTCGATCATGTCGATGTACGGCAGCATCACCTTCTGGTGAAACTCCTGCGACTGGTGCTCGATGTTGCTGAACGTGCCGCGCTCGAGGTCGCCCACCAGGTGCGGCGGTACGCCCCACGCACCGGCGATGACGCTGCGCTGCAGCTTGCGCGTTTCGAGAAACTGGGCCTTGTCGTTTTCCATCTTCACCGGGTCGGCCATCTCGATGCCAGCGGGCAGCAGCATCGCCTTGAAACGTTTGCCGACGTTGGCGAACATCTGCACCGACGCCATGAAGAGATCGCGCTGCGGCTGGTCCATGCGCCCTTGCGGCTTGAACACCAGGCCGGGCATGGCGCCATTGCCAAAGAACGACGCACCGTAACGCTGCGCGGCGATCTCCAGCGCGATGGCGTCGCGGGCCTTCCACACCGGCGAATCACCCTCCAGAAAGTTGCGCGAGCGGCCGCGCACGTGGTGCAGCTGCTCGATCGGGTATGTGCGCTGGCCACCGCTGCTGCTTGTCACCCTGGCAGTGACGTTGAAGTTGTCGTCCTGCTCCAGCTGCACATTGCTCGGGTGCATCGGGATCAGGCTGCGGATCGGGCCGGTCACGCCTCTTGATTTCAGCGCGTAGTAGCTGCCGAACCGCACCAGCACCGACGCCATGTCGCCCATGTAGTCGGCCGACGTTTGCCAGCCGTTGGGCTTGGCCAGCAGCTTGGCTACCGGGTGATTCGGCAGCGGTTCCTTTTCCTCTCGGCCGTTGCTCGCCACGCCCTTGCGCACCACGTGCACCGGCAGCGTGACGATGTTCATGGAGATCGCATTCACGATCGCCTGCACCGTGGGCGCCTCTTCGCAGTTTTCGGGCGTGACCACCACGCCGGCCGCGGTCTCGTAAGCCGCCTCGAGCCGGCGGATCACCTCGTCGATGCCGAGATCGGCCTTGCGCTCGATCGTGAAACCGAAGAGGTTCATAGCACCAGAAGGTCACCGGAGACCGTCTGCGGCATTGGATTCAGCGCCATCAGCTGCACCGCGTTGAATAGCGCCATCAGCGGGTCGATCTTGCCGGTTCCGGAGGTTTGCTTGGTGATGCTCACTGCGTTCCCCCGGGGTTCAACGCGCGCGTTCCCGACGCACCAAGCCATCAGAGGACTGCCGCCATGCAGCAGATCGTCCGACGCCAGCTTGCGTTCGGCGATGCTGATAGCGCCTACCAGGCGCCACCCCTGCGATACGCCGAAGATGATCTTCTCGTCGATGCCAGCATCGATGAGCGCCTGCAGCATGATCTTGTGGGTCTTCTCTGGATCGAGCCCGATGGACGCAAGCAGGCCGGTCGCGTTCACGCGATCGATAACCTCGACAATCGCTGT